GATAAGCACACCGCCGTCAAGCGTTGCCGTGCGTGAGATTCTCCTTTCGCCTTTCCTGTTTTTCAGTTCCGTATTACGGTCGCCGCTGAATATCCGAGCCCCATCCAGATCAAAAGTAATAGTTGATATCCCGATCATTTTAAATACCCACTAAGAATTTTTGCCCTTCGGCATTGGCCTTTACTTGGATTGCCGCAAGTATTTCAAACATGAATGCCTCCAAATGCGGTTGCAAACCGGCGCCGTCTATTTGGATCATGGCATCGCCACGCTGCATGGCTACTGTTCTCGCCTTGATATTTTCAATTTCGGCATATGTTAAATCCTTCTGCAACAGCAATGCCTCATCGCGACGATGACTTTCCAGGCGCATTTCCTCATATATTGCACTTGATCCGCTACCCGCAGTGGAATATATAGAGATAATACTGGATAGGGTACTTCCTGTGCTGGTGATTGTATTGTTAAGGCTATTAAACACAGCCTCAACGATTTTGGCGTTGGCCTCCACGTTGGCAATATCGAGCTTTGCTTTCCACTCAATACTTTTCTGGATAATGTCCGCGCTGGCTTTGATCTTCGTTTCATCAAGCTTTGCTTGTATTTCGACGATCTTCTGTGCCGGTACTGCATCATCAATTTTTTTTGTTGTGTCTGACAAGTTTCCGGTGTCGGTTCTCGTCTTCGCTTCGACGATGCGTGTTGAGCCGTCGGGGAATGTCGTGATGATCATTCCATAGGCTTTTTCGATGGTGCTACCGTCAGCCTGAACGCCGATGGTGATTTTTTTCGTATCGGGAACCGCGTCGATGCCTTTGTGCAATGTTTCGACCTTCTGCGTGGCGTCCGCTTGATTTGTTACGTCAACTTTTGTCGTCTTTTCGGTCGGCAGGCCGTCGATGTGTTTTTTGTAATCTGCGATCTTTCTTTTCGTAGTGTCAACTGCATCACCTTGCCCGGCAAATGCATCACGCGTTTTCAGTGAAGATGCCGCCAGAGCGTTTTGAGCGTCGTCCAAACCTTTTGATAAAACTTTGACACGTTCTGTTGTGCGGTCAATTCCTTCCTGCGCATCATAGCCAGGGATATAGTCCAACATATTTGCTGCGGCTTCCGCTGCCAGAGCAAACGCTAAAGCAAGCGTATAAATGGCAACCTTGATTGTATTGATGCCGTTTTCTATGGATGATGTGACGATGTTAAAAATCTCTTGCGTGGTTTCCATGTCGAGGCCAAGTGCAAGGATAGCTATACTTAACGGCCCGAATGATTTATACAGGATGCCCAGAGCCATTAAATTTCCGATGCTTTGTTGTGTTCCTTTGTCCAGCCGATTAAAAGCTTCCACCGCGCCTTCAATAACCATAATAAACGGTGCAAATACCTGCCCCATGCCGGAGGTAATGTTGACCAGACTGGCCAGCGTATCAACGACATTCTGAAGCGTTTTTGCCATCTCCTCTCCGCTTGAAACTCCACTGAACAAGTCCTTGATGGCATCGGAAATGCTTTTAAGGGCATCCACCAATTTGCTAAAATCGACCTTAGATAAAGCCTCTGGCAAAGAACCTGCGGCCTTTTTCCCCCAATCGGAAATATCCTTGCTGATACTGTCAAGATACAAAAACAAAGAATCGAACGCACCGGCGTCAACTGAAACTTTAATCCCTTTAAACAAATCAGAAAAAGAACCTGATATTCTCGCGGCCATTGGCTCAAGTTCAGTCCCGATAGATACCATCAATGTCTTTGCTGTGTTAGACAACATCTGGCTTTGATTGCGGAACGTGTTGACCATTTTTTCATACGCGGCGGATGAACTCCCGGCTGATTTGCTTATTTCATCCATAGCATAATTGAAGAACTTCATTCCATCACCGGTCAACTGCATTGCACCATTTAACGCCCGGACTTCGCTAAACAGCACTGACATTTTATCCGCACTGCCGCCTGTGGCTTTCATTACTTCTGCCAGCATTCCTTCGAAGCCTTTGGCTTTTAAAGCCGATGCGCTGAAATCCAACCCAAGAGCCGCCGCCGCTTTTGCGGCCTCAGCACTAGGCTGAACAAAAGTCGTAATAACTCCCTTAACCGCTGTTATGGCTTCGGATGTTTCCATGCCTTTAGCGGTCAGCGTTGATATTGCGCCGGATAGCGCTTCAAACGATACGCCGAACCCGGCAGCGATACCAACAACTTGCCCCATGCTCTGGCCGAGTTGATCAATGGTCTGTTTACCGATCAAAGTTGACGTAAAAAACACATCGTTGAGATGTCCAACATCCTCCACTTTATACCCATAGGCGTTCATTGTTCCGGTCAATAGATCAACAGTGGTATTGAGATTGGCGTTGTTGGCAACGGCTAGTTCTTCGGACTTCCGCATAAAGTCTAAAGATTCAGTCCATTTAATTCCTGCCTGTGCGGCTGTGTAGAGTGCGCCATTGATATCGGCCATTGATTTGACGGAGGTTGTCGCGTAATTTAAAACATCGCCACGGTATTTTTCAAGGTCTTTCCCGGATGCGTCAACGGACGTTGAGATAAGCGCAAATGATTTATTAAATTCGCTTGATTCTCTAATAGCCAGAGCCATGCCGCCGATTACCAGCGCGACAAGAGCAGCGTCGAGTTTCAAGACGGATGTGCCTGCCTGTGCGAGAGGTTCGGCCATCTTCCTGGCGGAGGCGTCAAATTTGTCAAAGTCGCTTTCGATATTACCGATAACGCCGGAAAGCTCGTTTTTCCCACCAAATATGATTTCTACCGTTTTCGATAAATCCGCCATTATTGTTGCCTATTTCAAAGATTTATAATATTTATCCCACAAATTAATTTCCGCGTCTGTGAGGAAACCCTGCGGGAATATGTCGGGCCGTATCTCGTATAAAAAACGCCCTCTTTGATGCCCTAATGCTAAACCGGCCCGGATGCTGGCGTCTCTAAAGAGGGCTTCGGTTTTCCCGGCATTTGCCCCTGACCGGTCAATTCCATAATCTTGTTGGTCAACTGATAGAACTCAACCGGGTACGTCTCGCACAACTTAACGGCCAGGTCTCGCGTGCATTCAGGGTCAACCGACCCAAGGACAAGATGCTCAATGCGTTTGGATATATCTGCGGGTGTGTCTTTAGTCAGCCCAAGCAATTCCTTGACGGCTGTTTCCTTTTCTTTGGACACATCCGAGGATAAGGCTGCCAAGATTGTCGCCATGTTTTTGCTTCTGTCAGCGGCTTCATTGGATCGTGCGAGTTCCTGACCGGTCAGGCCCCTGACCGTCCAGACGGCCTCTTCCCCTTCGGAGAAAAAGTCGCGGAGGTCAGGAACGGAGACTGGGAAAGTCCGTTTGACAAATTTAGTTTTTAAAAACTTCTTTGCGTCAAATTTCATAGCTTTATCCGATCACGTCTTGCGCGGCTTCTTCTGAACTGATTGTGCAAGCCGCTGAAATCTGATCACCAGATGGGAATGTCCGGGTAATGCCCAGTATCCCCTGGCACAGCACATAAGGCGTTGAACTGTCTTTATCCTGGTAAAACCGGAACCAGAGATTTGCGCCTTTCAATCCGATCAATCCATCGGAAATACCGTCTTGCAGGTAAGCGGTGAAGCTGCCCTGATTGAGCGTAGAGGACGAACTTCCCAGTGTCGTTTGGTAAATCTGCTTGGAGGCCACGGAATAGCTTGTTTCCGGCGGCACAAAGGCGTCGCATTTGGTGATTTCCGTAAACTGCGGTTCGTAGTATTGAGCATAAACCGCTTTTGCCTCGAAAGCGACATTGTCTGCGGTATGAATCAGCGGGAGGGCAGCATTGAACTTGATTCCTGCATTCCCGATGGTGCCAGAGGCAACATTGGCGCGTTTTTCTTCCCAAGTCGGGTAGTCGTAGCGTTCCGTGTGCGTCCCGACAACCTGCTTGATTTCCGTAGATGCGATTACCGCCGTTGCCGATGCGCTCATCCATACCTGCCCGATTTCGATTGAGTCAAGCGGAATATACGGAGGCCCGCCATCCGCGCCGCGTGTCGTGGAAAAAGAGGTTCCTGCCGTGCCCTCAACAACCACAATCGTCCCTCCGGAATTGATGGTAATGGAATCCTTTTTGTAAGGCGCAACCGGTGATGCTGCCGGGCGGACTACCAATACGTCCGTATCTGCAACAATCGTGGTTTTAACGCCAGCCAAATAACAAGTCCCAGCCGACACATCGACGGCCTCTTTTGTCAGACTGACAGCGGGGGTGATAACGCACCCCGTGACCAGCCCATTCGGTTTCACGTCCGGCTTATACCCGGATTTGTTTGACCACAAAGTATCGGAACTCCGAAAATCTTTATGGTCGCCCTGATCTGTGAGCGCGACAAACGCCACAACATCCTGTCCTGATTCGTATTGCAGTTTTGCGTTTTCTGCCGTTGCCATTTTAAATCCTCCTAAAGTTGTTTAATTTCGACCGATTGTAATATACTGGAACCAGATAACCGGCCCAGAACTCGCCATTGCCGATTATTTTCGGCCTATCAATACATAAGTTGAATTTTCGGATCCGCAATCTTCAACCGTCCTCCAGTGCTTCAGCATCTCTTCAATCCACCAGTCTTTCGGCTTGACCGTAAGATGCAAAACATCGTTGATATATCGCCCGAAAAAATCCCTGACACCACAAATCAGGAAATAACAGCAATCAACTTTCTTTTTGATCGCGGAGAAAGAAGGATTAACCCAGACAGTCGGCACATGCTCCATGACATCCCCGCAAAAACCAAATTCACAACACGGAATTTCGTCCGGCATTAAGTGAATTGGCGACACAAAGAACCGATGCCCAAGGGATTCTTTGGCTTCCGGGGAAAGTGAATGATCCGTGATGTCCATCATCCAGACATCATGTCCCTGCTTGTGCATTGTGAGCGCGTTCATGCCTGTTCCGCATCCAAACTCAATCACGCTGTGTTTTCCCGTGAAACATTTATCCATGAACTTTGTCACACGCTTCGGGCCGCCCCAGACCTTGTAACCCGGGTAATCCCACATGCGGTCATATTTTGATTTTTCCTGATCAACTAATGTTGACATCTATTTCCTCAAATCCCATTGCGGCTTGAATTGCCGCTCTGTTGTGTCCGTCGTATAATCTGACAATATTACCTTCCAGCTTGCCCACGGGAGCGAGTTTACATCCGTCGAGCATGATACTAAGGGCAGTTTCAATCTCGTAGTGGACGCGATTATTGACGGCTTCTTTGACATATTTTTTGTCATGGTCTGAGAGCTTTTCCGGTAACTGTTCGCCCTTTGACTCGTAAACTTTCTTTACATATTCGCCGGTCGTGATATTTCTGACGCCAGTCCAATATTGATCGAAATGATTTCTAAATAAAATGTCTTTGGCTTTCTTCCTGTTGCCATGCACCAAAGCGAGATAAGCCTGATATTCAAACGTATCAAGAAGCGCGTCGCCCCGGTGATGGATGATGTTTTTGACGTTTACTAACATGACACACCCCTGAATAAATAAAGCGGCCCCATAGCCACATCCGAGAATATATCCGGCTCGCGCCCATGCCATTCCGTGAACTGTTGCCGGGTTACACCGCGCCCCCTGACATTGACTTCCGGGCAAACGATAAGAACGTTATCAGCAATGCGTTTTGCTTCGAGAAATGCCTCCCGCTCAACAGGCTTCAGGTGATGCCAGACGCGCAAAGCGACGATTACTTTGTAATGTTTCTCAATCGGCCATGGTAATATACGGAGGTCGTGATTGATTGTCGGCTTGTAATCGTAGCCGGTGATTCTGAACTCGTCATTGTCAAAGTCCAGCGTATCAGAGCCGACAACCAGCGATGCCCCCAGCGTTCCGATTTCCAGAACGTCCGCCGGATTGTCAATTCTCATTGAGCGGATAATGTCGATTGTCATTTGATGATACGGCCAGCGGTCGGCGTAATTGATGCCCTTTGCAGTCCAATGGCCGTTTCCGGTCTTGACTACATTCTGGACGTATTTTTCATAATTGATGAACTCAAGCATTCAACCAATCCTCATCAGGTGCGCCCAACAATTCCATAGTCCACCCGGACATTGAGCGGACGTTATCTTTTACTTTGTCGATGTTCTTCTTCCAGCCGTCCCGGAAAAACGCATATCCGTTGCCTTTGGCGTTTTCGCCTTCAAGCGGACAGCCACACAGGATGATCTTTTTATAGCCAATCCCCAGAGCGGCTTGAACTCCCAAAAGTGCAGATGATCCGGTTGGCTTCCAATATTCCATGATATAATCGGCCTCATGCGTATCATTGGCGGCGTTATGCTTGATCACCTTGTAGTCAATATTCCCCCCGGAGGCTTTGCGCCGTTCTTTTATTGCTGGTATTTCATCCGGGTGAAACGTTGCCATGTACTCAATCCTTCCAAGATATTTATCAACCGCGTCAAGGCCGATAGCCATGTAATCATAATCAGCTTTTGGCGCGTTTTGCATGTCGTCTTTGAGACAGGGCGCTGCGCCTATCACCATCAACGGTTTCATTGTGCCGACGGATCTCCGATCTTTGTCCAATATGTGACCATAAGGCCGATGGATGCCCCGGTAACGAGTTCGTTTTCTTCGGTCGGGTTTCCCAGCCCGCCTTCTGTGTAGATGATGCTTTCAGCGTAAGGTGGGTCGTATGTCACCGGCGACGTGGCTTTCGGCCGACGACGATCCCATGTCTGCGAGGTGAAGCATTTAATCAGGTCGCCTAAAATCAATTCCGAATAAACCGACGGGTCTGTAGAACCGAAAGCGGCCAGGCCATCGATCTTAACCGGCATGACGTGTTTCACTTGCCCGTGCATGTAGGTCGCCGTCTCCACCTGTGGAATAATGTTAATGCAAGGCGTTTCATTTGGAGAAACTTTGGACCGTGAACGATATGCCTTCAACCCGATGCTCGTGGAGTAAGTCGTCGGCTTGATGACGGCGGCGCGGGCGATTAATTCCAAAATGATAAGCTCTCTTATCGTTGACATTATTTCACCGCCATCTTGACGGTCAGGCCGTCATTCTCAATAACCGATGCGACTGTGTAGGTCACGCTATCAACAAGAAACGTCTCGCCTTTTTCAGGAGTCCTGCCGATGTCGGCGAACAGGCATTCAATCGTTTTGCCGGTCATCCATGACTGCGTATCAAGGTCAGGCTGCATATCAACCGCTATGGATAAAAGGACGTAACAAGTCACCGCCGCCCCGGTGGCAGGCGTAAACGTGGCTGACTCGCCCATTGTGGCGAACATATCAACCAGGTCTGTCTTGAGTTGCGTCCTTAATCCCATATATCCTCTGTGGTGATAGGTATTCCCATCTCATCCCTTAGCAGGCGCGTTTCTTCGTCTCTGATAGGCCGCTCTGTTGTATCGCCCGCGTAAGCAGGCACAAGATAAACGTCGGCGGCTTCTGGATTGATCAATGTCGGCGCATCGCTCATAATTACCTCACGCTGTGAACGTAAACGCTGTAAGCTGTGTCAAGTGTCTGCGTGGGTGTGAAACGTAACGTCCCCACCAATGCCTCAATGGTCAGGATTTTAGAGACATCCTGAGAAAGTCCGGTCAATAATACCGGAGAGCCTTCAATCTCCATGAATACATTCGCTCCAGACTGGCACATCTCAATTTTGAGTGAGCCTGCGGACGGCTTTGACGGAACTTCGATTGTCACCTGATGCCGGGTCATATACTCCGAGCCTTCAAGTGAGATTGTCTGCGGGCCGTCTGCGGCTTCTTTATCCGTGATGCTGTTCTTGATTTGATCGTACATTTTTCCTCCGTTTCTTCCCCAGCCACCGCCCTAAGACGGCAGCCAGGGGAGGGGAAACGATTAAGCGGTGATGTTGCTCATGAGATAACCAGCTCCGGTGAACACAAACGCCTCATCCACGTTATGACGGACCCGGATGATATTGCTGCGGGTCTGATCTTCACGATAGCTTTCAACGTTCAGGTTCGAGGGAGAGTCGCCAGTCCACAGGAACGTCCGGCCCAGAGACGGATCGCGCAGGTCATTACCCATTGCGACTTTAGCCAACAGGACATATTCATCATCCCAAATGTCTGCCAGGGTAAAGGCTGCGCCTTTCTTTTTGCTGTCGTAGATCGCACCGCCGACAAGCACTTTGTCCACACCGAAGTACTGCGCCAGCAAGTTCTTTTTGGCTTCGCGGGTTCCGTTTTCAACCGGATTGGTGTAGCGGAAAGCGTCGAGGATTTCTTTCGCTCTTACGAGGTTATTGAAAACCTTGATGCTCATTGCCATGACATTCGGAACCAGTCCGCTCGCGGCCCGCATTGCTTCTTTCGCGGTTTCTACGTCTGCCAGCGGCGTGCAGGTGGCTACGGTTGACCATTCCGTGCCGACTCCCGCTGTGTTGGTGATGTTTGATGTGTTGAACAAAGCTGCCGCAATGCGTTTTTCCTGTGCGCGTAACAGGATGTCAACGGCGCGGGCGTTTGCAACTACTTCGCTGTCAAAATATTTCGCGTACAGAGCCGCTTCCACGTCGTCGATCTGCTCTTCCCATCCGTACTCTTCACAGGTGTACGTGCCAGTCTCAAACTGCCAATCAGACCGGGCATAATTCCCACGGGCGGCGCGTTTGACGGCCGGCATTTTCAGCAAAGATTCAATGGGAATTTTCGGGTAATATGCCGACTTTTCAGCCACCTGAAAAATGGGCATGAGTTCGAGACCGATAAAGCCCCGGTCTGCCGCGTTGATATAATATTCATACGCCAGCGACGCGAGGTCACTGCGCAAATCGGTTGTTGCTGATGTAGGTCTTGCCATTTGTGTATCCTCCTATTGAGTTAATGTTAAGCAGTCAGGCACTTGCGCGTGACTTCGAGCCAAATTCCAGCTAGGTAAAAATCAACGTCGCTGCATTCGCCATCGGTCGGGTGCAGTACCAGCGTCAAAGCGGTCGGAGCTGCGGGTGTGTCACCCAGAGCGATTGACAGAGTTTTTTCCTGCAAGTTGGTGGACGCGGCAAATTCGCCGGACGTTCCGCCGCAATTCGTATCAGCGGATACAGCCTCGCCAACAACGTCAAAATAAGCCTCAACGGTGAAGGTCGGAGTGTTGGCCGGAGAAGCGGCGGCGGGACAACCGAGCAAGTGAAGAACTGCGGCTGCGCTGTCGTCGTAATCCTGCGGCAGAACAAAGTGAGCCACGATGTCGTCGGGCGTGGCGTTGGCCGTCCACTGAATGACGGAAGACTTTGCGGAAATCTGTGCAATTCCCACACTGGCCGGAGAAGCGGCGTAAGCGGTCAGAGCCGTTCCGTCTTCTTTGCTGATTCTGTCAGGAACGATGGTATATTGAGCGGTTTTAATGCCTCTCATGATTTCCTGCGTGGCCGTTTCAACATTAGTTCCGGTGATGATGGTAAGAGCGTCGGCGATGGACACATTGGCGGCGGAGGTGGATTTAACACCCCACGGGCAGACTTCAATCACGTCGCCGGATGCTCCAGCGGCTTCAACAGCAATGCCCTGAGCCGATCCGGACGATGCGTCGGAGATTTTACCATCCGCGGCGCCATAAAGGACTGTCCCTCTGGCAATGGCCGAGTCAACAGTGCATTCCATTTCGATCGTGCCGGGATAGTTGTTCAGTTTGCAGGCGACTTCGTTGCCATCGGTCGCTGCGTATTCGGTGACACCAATATAATCTTCACCGGCGTCGGCGTAAACCACTTCGGGCGGATCTGTGGTAGTTGCGGGAGATGCCGTCATAACCTTAACCCGTCTATGTGCCGCTAAATCTTCACCGGCGATAAATGTTTTGATCTCTTTAACTGTTGCCATATCTTTTTCCTCCTATCGCGCGTTGATGCGCTTCAAATAATCTTTGTGTAAATCTTCGTGTTCCGTTGCGACTTTCATAATCGCTTTACCGCGTGAAAGTCCTTCTTTCGTGAGCCGGTCAACCGCCGCCTCAAACGTGTCTGCGTTTTCCTGTGATTCGATAGGCGCGACTGGTGCGACTGCGCCGTCAATCATAGCCTGTGCCTGGGCTTCCTGGCGGGCTTTGCCGGCAAGGACAATTCTTTCCGCAACCTGGCCGGATGTGCTGATACCGTCGGCAATGGCGTCCGCGACGATCTTCTCGTTTCCGGCTGTTGACAGCTTCTGAATTGCAATGATCCGCTCGCGCTCTGCTTCTGCGCCGGATTTCATGCCTTCCTCTTTGCCCTGTGCTTTCCCAATTTCGATTCCTTCGTTGCGTCCAGCCGACCGGCCCTCATCAACGATTGACTGAAACAATTCGGGATGTTTCACCTGAAACTCTTCTTTGTTCATATTGAACTCCTTTATTAATTGATTTGCTGTGACTGTAATATTTTGGATTCCGTCAACAAGTCCGACTTCCACCGCCTGCTGACCTATAAATATTTTGCCGTCCGCTGCCGGGAGAATGTCCTCAACCGAGTCCTTGCCCCTGTTCGCTGCGACGGATTGAACGAAAACTGAATAAATGTGATCGACTTGTGACTGAATATATTCGCGCCCTTCGACTGTCAGCGGCGCGTGATTCGATGCAATCCGCTTGTAAGCTCCTGCGGTGATTTCCGTCCATTTTTCACCGAACTGCTTATCTTGTTCGGAAACATCAACATGAGTAGCCACAACACCGATTGAACCGACGGATGTAGTGTCATTGGCAATGTAAATCTTATCAGCAGCGGATGCTATCCAGTACGCCGCGGAGGCCATAATTCCATCACCCACGGCAACAATGCTTTTGCCATTTCCGCGATGTGAGCCGATCTTTGCGACAAGCTCCTGCGTGCCGTCAACGGTGCCGCCGGGCGAGTCAATCGCTAAAATAATATCGTGGACTTCAGTGTCAGCCATTGCCATGTCAATCTGGTTTCCAATGTCGCGCATTGACGAACCGCCGAAAAGAGAAGAGAAAAACGATCTTGTCTTTGTCAGCACGCTGTCAATCGAGATAATCGCCACACCGTCCTTAACTTCGTAAATATTCATTGCCGGAGATGCCGCATTTATGGATTTGATGTCGATCTTATCCCCGCGCATGTGCGTTTGATAAATATTCCTTATTTCCTGCATCTTGTCGGGTTGGATCGCCCAGGGCGACGTTAAAATATCAAGTATCTTCAAGATCATCCTCCTTGTCTGGCGCACTTTCAATCGGAGCGGGCGCGTTGGCCGATTGGACCGTCTGCCACATGCCCGCCGCTTCCATAAGCCTGCGTTCCTTAATTATCCGCGGATAGTTGCGCTCAAAATCTCCGCCGGTCAGTAAAACTGTCTCTTCATCCAGAGTTGACAGTCCCAAATTGAGCCGCTTTTCCGAAGCGTTGACTTCTTTCATCGGGTCAATCTGGCCGGGTGCGTCGCCGATCCAGATAGTGCCGCAATATGCCTGTCTGGTTTTGATGTCGTCGAAATATCCGGGTGCGCTGATGCGGCCAAAGGCCACGGCCTCCGTGAGCCAGTTTTCATAAACCGGCTGGCAAAAATGCTGCTGCAACCATGCCCGCCGACACCGGAAGAAACGCCACGACTCCAATAGAGCCGCCCTGCTTGCGCTGTAAGAGGATGAGAAATGCCTAATCAACACTTCATATGGGATTTCGAGAGCCATCCCGATCTGACGCAATATGGCGTTCACGAATGGGTCGAAAGCCTCGTTTGGCCGCCCCGGATTCGCCGTCGAGATTTTTTCTCCAGGCGCAAGACCGACAATGGCCCCGTTTCCGAGTTTATAATCTTCATCCGAGCTGGTGGCGGCTGTTTCAGTTACCGGGTTGAACGCCGGTATAGGTAAGTTTTGACCGGTTTCCGTTTCGACAAAGACGGTGAACATCCCAGATATGACGGCGGCCATGAGTTCGGCTTCTGTATAGCGTTCCAGTTGTTTTACAGATTCGATAACCGGAGCGAGATAAGGGACACCGCGGGACTGGCCCGGACGTAGGACATTGTAAAGGTGAATGACATTGCGGAGGCCGGTTTTACTATTAAAGGCTGGCAGTAAATCCCATTCCGCGCCGCTCTGATATACCGCGCCGGGGTGCTGCCTCAAAACGTGATAAAAAATAGGGGCGCCGTAAGCGTCTTTTTGGACACCGCCGGAAAGCAATGCTGTATTACGTAAATTGTTTTTATTGGTTACACGGTCGCCTTCAATGAGTTGTATTTTCAACAGGTAAGGATTAAGGCCGCGCTTAAATCGTGTCATGAGCGCGAAGGCGTCGCCGTTTTCCAGTGTCTGCCGGAAAGCAAGCGACTGAATGTCATTAAAGGTCAGTGTGCGGGCGCAATCGCATTCCTGGGACTCTGCCCAAGCTGCCCATTCCCGCTCGACTTCAGATTCCCACAATTCCGCCTCGTCGTCTTCCATCCTCAGATATTCCCGGTCAATTCGTGATTGTAATTTCAAACCGGTTCCTACGGTATTATTGACGACAAGCGATATCGCGCCGGTGGCTATCGGAGAATTTCTCGCAAGATCACGAGAACGTGAACGGAGTTTTTCAAGATCGGATAAAATGGACCTATCGGCGTCGGTATTTCCAGTCAGCCATGATGATAAAGATCGTTTTGTGTTCGATGCCCCGTTGTAACCACCGACAATGGCCATTGCAGCGCGGGCTCGTATCCGCTTTTGTGCGCGTATCGGGTCAACGTATCTGATTGCTCGATCAATAAAGTTCTCACTCATACCGGCGTTGCCCCCCTGATAACGATTCCAGACCGGCCATTGGAAAGCTGCGAGACTTTCTTTCCCCAGTATTCAATTTTATCAGTGATTTTCCCGGCATCGGCACGGGTTAGTGAGCTTTGTCCATGTCCGTAAGATTGGCCAGTAGCGACTGCCGCATCTGCGGCTAGCCATAAGGCGAGTTGTGATTCGGCTTGAGCTAATGTGATGGCTGGCATTTTCCCCCCGTTTGGAGGCATTATAAGGCCAGTTTTGGGCTGAAAGCGAAAAAGAGGGTTAAAATAACATTAAAATGACCAAAAAAAACGTAAAAATGGCAATAAAAAGCTTGACAAGGTGTTTTTTAGTCTGAATTTTCTGGGATTTCTTTCATAGTTTTCCGGGTTAAAGTGATGAAATAATCGTCCAAATTCTTTTGGTGCGCATACCAGCGGCTATTGATTGAGACGGCAGGCATGCCAAGTTTTACAAATTCATAAAATGCCGGTTGAGCAATCCCCAAATAAGCAAGAATTTGTTCACGCCCAACCAATAATCCGCAATCTTTCACCATATAGCAACCCCCGCGCTGTGAACCTTTCGGGCTTTAGGAGCGACAAGGTTCGGTGAATTGACTCTCCCACGAAACAAATTGACGCCACCGCCCACCCATTGAGGCTGTGCCAGTGAGACGGCCAGCACTTCAGCATCAAGTAAATGGTTGTCTTTCCTGATCGCAACCCATTCCTTCTGGCCCACCTTGTTCATCCGCTGTTCTTCAGCGGTTATCTGCCGGAAATAGTCAACAGATGTATCTTTATGCAAATACAGAGCATTCGGCCCCTGATCAATGGCCTGTTGCAGGCCATAATAAATATGCTCTTTCATGGCATCGGTGTTGATCTGGATTATCCTGAACCAGTTCGGCAATGCTTTGCCGGACGGCGTAGCCATGAGCGGCTCGCCTATCTTGAAACGGTTTGACAGTGTTGTCGAACTTCCCTTCGTCCCAAACAGTTGCGGGCCGCGTCCATAGTGCTTGATTATCCACCAGTAGGCCGCCTCTGTCATGGACACATCGGATTCTTTAAGCTTCGTTCCGCCCGTGTCGCGGGCAACTCTCCAAATCGGCAGAGATCCGCTTCCATCGGCGTAAGGGTAAGTGGTGTTAAATATCAGATTGTCCAAATCTTCTTCGGTCGGCAAAAATCCATAGTGAATAAGCCATGAGGTCATGTCATTCGCCCATGCCCGGACGACGAACCAGTAGCCCTGCATCTGCTGATCGACCCCACACGTCAAGGCGACAACATTGGCCGGCAAGGTCTGCGGTTCAAGACCGCACTTAGCCTTAAGTAGCTGTTCGGAGTTTCGCCCTAGAACAACCTGCTTCCAGACTTCCCCCATTGATGTATTTGTCCAGACTTTCAGCGTTTGCGGATCGTCCTTTGAGGTATAGAACTTTTCGGCAACCTGGCTGAATGATACCCACGGAGAATAAAGCTCGTTTATCCAGAACCCGGCAACCTTGCGGGCGCCGGGATTATCTTTGCGCCATTCGCCTTTGGCAACCATCCGGGCCTTGTCGGTGTCGGTGATGATCTTCTGGCAACCCTCGCACTCGTAATGAGCGTTCCACGGTTCGCCCTTCGGCCATTTAACCTGCTTGAAAGTTAAAAGTTGGTATAGTCCGCAATGAGGACACGGGACATAATACCGGCGTTGATCGGATGTCTTAAACTCCTGTTCAATCCGGCTTGTGCCTTCATCCGTGGGCGTTGAGAAAATGCCAATCTTGCGGTTCCAGAATGTCGTCGTGCGTTTCGCCGCCAGTGAAATCGGATCGCCTTCAGTCCCAGCGGATGCCGGGAAAGCGTCAACGTCATCACACAGCACAACACGGATAGGACGCGACCGCAAAGACGCCGCGGAGTTCGCCCCGGCCACGGTGATATGGCCACCGTAAAAAGCTTTGTGAGTCACAGTGTTATCACCATCGCGAGCTTTTGTACCAGCCACTTTTCTTTTAAGGCAGGGCGTGTCACGTATCATCGTTGACAGCCTGTCCTTGCTCCACGACTTTGCCACGTCAATGGTCGGCTCTACAACAAGGATAGGCGACGGGTCATAATCAATAAAAAAGCCGATCAGGCAGTTAATACATTCCGTCTTGCCGATCTGCGCCGACGACTGAACCACAACCCTCTCGATTGCCGGATCGCTGAAGGCATCCATGATCCCGCGCTGATATTCAGCCCTCGCTGTGTACCACCTGCCCGGCTCCGCGCTTGCCTCTGGGCTTAGCATCCGGTTTCTGTCTGCCCAATCGCTTACGCTTAGTATCGGCCTTGGCCGCATCAAACTTAGCAGTTCCCTTATTGCTGGTATTACGAGCGATTTGTTCAAGGTCAGGATTGGACATTTCGTTTTTGATTTCAAAGATCATCCTTTCGGTAACAGCCTTAATTTCTGGGATTGACAACCCATAGGACAGAGGTGGAAGTTTTGACGGAATAATATCGATCTTCTTGACGATGTTTTCCAGAACGCCGCCCCACATCTTTTGAGCAAAGGCAGTATCAAGCAGTTCACCACGAGCTTTTTTAAGTTCGAGCTCTTTCTTGTCGGCGTTTATCCGCGTCAGCCTGGTGCGCTCGTCCGTCAGCGACAAGCTCCCGTTGCCCTCTGCAAGCTTCTGGTAGTAACAGGCAAGAGCGGTCATGGCCGCCATCGGGTCGGTGACTTTCCCCCCTTTGGCGAGTTTCGGGACTTTGCCCTCTTCAGCGAGTGTCCGATAGCGCCGGGACTTCATTTTCAACCCCTTGCTCTCCCAGTACGAGACAAATTTTTCGAGTTCTATTTCAGCGGCCATTTTACCTCCTACGCTTTATTTTTGGAGCGTGACGGATTCATAAATCCAAACAACCGGAATGATAAAATTATATTCCCTTAATGAATTACAACAATTTTCTATTGTCGTGCCTGTTGTCGCAATATCATCAAATATGATAATGTTTTTGCCTTGCACATTGTCGCTTAAAGTGGCTTCCTTTCCCTTGTAATTGTGAACATTCCTAGTTTTTTTTATATTAGGATTGAATAGTTCGCACGAAATAATTCCTAATTTGTCCGCAATTCTATCAGCAAGTAAACCGGCAAAATAATAATTATTATCTAAAGAATGCCCACGCGGTGCCGCCGTGCATACTGAATGGCAATCAATAAACTTACCAAATAATTGCGTAAGTAAATCCGCCGTTTCACCGGCAATAGCTTTTATAATTTCGATATCAATATCTGCTTTAATGTTTTTGATGGCAGTTATAGCGTTTTTTTTATCATTATTAAAGCGTCGCACTGATAAAAAACGACACGCCCGTGTTTTGTTTATTGCAGGATGATACACAGAGTAGTTATTTAATAATTCAATGTTTTCACCCCCAGACACAGATGAATTAATACTTTCCTCCTTCAGCCAATCCGCCGGCAAATCGATCCCCCAGTCCTTCAGAGGTTCATCACTCCAGTTGTTTGCAAGTAAATCAAAATCAAATTCACCGAAATTTTCACCGTTATCCTTAACAACGATTTCCCGTTCCTGTTCCGGCGTTAAGCCGCTCATGACGATAACCGGCACTTCCGAGTATTTCAGTTCTTTGGCCGCCCTGAGCCGCATGTTCCCGCCCATCACGATCAAGTCGCCCGTCCTGTCCGAACATATGCACGGACGAGCATCAAACAAACGTGGGCAATCCTTGAGCGATTTAACCAGTCTTTTGAAATTCGCATCACGTATCAGGCGCGGATTGTCTGGATTCGGCTTTAATTTGCCTATCGGTAAGTAGATTATTTCATGTTTCACGCTTTCCTCCTATGCCTTGCAAGGTTCTAAAAAAATGACGTAGCTAATAAATAAACGTGGTTAGAATGACCCATAAGCCACTAGAATCAAAATAAAACTTACCCTTTTTTTGCCTGGCGCATCATATAGTCAATCTGTTCCGTCAATGTCGCTTTCCATTCCGCGTTGAATAGATTAATCCCGATTTGATGAAACGGGAATATTGATTGGTACTTCGGCCGGCTCACGAATATCATAACACGTATGAGCTTTTTCCCACGCAGTTTGTAAATACCTGGCCTCATTGTGTAATATTGTTTTTTTGCATACAGATATTGATAATTGATTTTCCTTTTTGATTTTGCCCTTCTGTTAGCCACATAACCTATTTCAGCGAATGCTCCGAGATAGGATAGGATTTGCACTATTTGGCTTGGGCGCATGTTACCGTAGGCATCAAAATCAGCCCCCTCCGCGGGGATAGCGTAATCATTGGCGTCCATTATTCCTTTGGCAATTAACGCTTTTTCAAAGCGTTTATGGGTTCGTTGTCCGCCGAATATCTGCGGCCCCAAGAACTTTTCAGCCTGTGAGCCCTTTCCTGGGAATATCCTTAGCCAAACTTTAGCCTCCAGTGCGGCAGGTGTAGCCATTTGCACATACAGGGAATTAAGGACAAACGGAACAGGCCGATCAAATACCTGCGTCATCGTGGCGACTTGTTTTTTTTTGGATTGTGTTGCGATGCGGGTCAGCGCTTTTGCCACTGCCATCGGAGCTTCTTCCCTTAGAATCCGAGCCGCTAATAGTGCCTGATCAATTCCTTTGACAGTAATTGATGTTTTCATTGTTCAATTATCCCATAAAAACATACCATGTCAAGTAGTTTGTCGGCCTGCTGCTTTTTAGCGCCTTCTAGGGCATCCTCCCGCGAAATTCAGGCATTGCTGCACCAACACATCACGCCTCTCCACAGTACGCCACCCTTACTTCACGACACGAAACTCGGCTTTACCTTTACCTTGCGACACATTGCTAAACAAAACCAATACTTCACCGCACATCACGCCGCATCACCTCACGTTACCTTCACATTACCGTGACATTACCGTACAACACCGCCACCCAACACTACATTACCACCACGCCACCCTACCACACTCGACCGTACCTTACCTTCACCGCACGCTACCACACACCACCAAACAGCACCTTTGCTTCACCAAGTAACCTATATTACTAAGAAATTTCCGTAACCACCGTTGCGAAACTGCCCAAGTCCCATAAGCTTGCCATATTCAAACAGGCGCATGATGACCGCTTCTGTGACCTCTTTGTGAGGCAATAAAACAAGCACAAATTCAAGCTCCTTGCCGGCCTTGATATAGTCGCTTCGTGCAAGCGTCACACGAGGCCCCTGCATGGTCATCGCACGCAACGGACGTTCAATATAACCATCTGGGTCTTTCTGCCCCAAGTATATTCGCCGAGGGTTGACGAAAACATAATTGTCAATTTTTGACCGTAATGCCTTGATTTTTATCTCATCTTTCAGCACATTGCCGGCGTTCTTGATGAAGCCCTTCACGAGAT